AGGATAAGTTGTTTGATTTAACATTTGATGAATTGGCAACATTCAAGGCTTCAGCAGATTCTTCTATGTTCATAAAGGGAGTAATCAATACATATGATGATCATGAATGGAAGAAGAGACCTAAATGCTTGCAAGAAATGCTTGGAATCATGAAGAAAGATGATAGAGTCTCATCAGTTTATTGCTATATTGATGATATGATAGCTGGAGTACTAGAACAAGGTGGCATTAGAGCAAATCTGTTTAAAAAGAATCAAATCGGTGGTGTCAGAGAAATCATTGTGCTAACTATTTTGAGCCGAATTGTGATTAGATTTGTTGAAACAGTAGCTAGAACATTTTGTGAAAACATTGAATGTGAGTATTTGACAAAGGGAAAAGAAAAATCAAAAGCAATGTACAAACATTATAAGTCATTACATCAGAACAAGAAGACAGGAGAACAATTCTTATCAGTTTCTGATAGTGGTGACATGACAACTTGGTGTCAAAGATTTACAATGCCTATGTTTATAACCATGTACAAAGGCTTATTAGACAAAGGTCCGATCTTATACATCATAGTTTCTATTCTTAATCTTGTCACTGCTAAGAAATTTGAACTACCAAAGCTTTTACTAGATATATTTCAAAAACCAACTGGAAGTTATAATAAGAATAAAGACAACACATCTATTGATGAACTTCAAGCGCAATATCTTGGTAAGTCACAATACAATGATCTTATTGAGCCGGGAACTGTCTTCTTGAAAAATAGATCTAATATGATGCAAGGAATCTTACATTACACTTCCTCATTGTTGCATGCGTGCCATTTATCTTACATGAGAGCACTGATAGAAAAATCAATTAATGGTATGTCACCTTATCCCATTACATTTATGAAGACAACTATCATGTGTTCATCAGATGATGTAGGAAGAGTGATGAGTGTTAGAATTCCATTATCATTAGATGGTTCAGATCGAGATAAAAGAATGTTGAGGATCATGAAGAAGTTGCTTAGATTTTCATCATACATGTTGAGAGCATCTTATCCTTTGATTGGTGCAAAAATGTCAGATGAAAAGTCAACAATTGGTGTTCTGACAAATGTGTTTGAATTTAACTCTACTTGGTATTATAGAAACACAATTTTAAATTCTTTGATCAAATGGTCAAGAGCGACAACAGATTACAAGCTTTCAACATCTTCTAGAGATAGACAACTACAAGACATAAATTTGTTAAATG